CTTGGGCTTATAAGCAAGCACACCTTAACGGGTATGCTGCTGGATTAAAATTTGTCTATGACCTTATAGACCTAGAAAAGGAATAAGATGACCATCTTTAATAATGTAAATCCTGGTGACGACAATCAACAGGAAGAATCTATCTCTTCGTATCTTGAAGCCCTAGTAGGCGACGGCAAGAAGTTTAAAGATCAAGAAGCTCTTGCTAAAGCTAAATGGGAAGCTGACAAACACATTGCTCGTCTAGAGCGTGAACGTCAGGAAGACCGGATCAAGATAGAGTCACATTCAAACTTGGAGGAACTTGTGAGCAAGCTTGCTTCACGAACCAATGACACGAGTAATTCTGGTTCACAAAATCAGAATGAAAGGCAGGAAGATAACTCCGATAAAATTGATATTGCTGCTCTTGTAGAGCAGACTATCGAACGTAAAACAAACGAGCTTTCCAAACAAAATAACATTCGGACTGTATCCGATGAGTTGCGTAAAGCTTGGGGTCCTGACTACGTGTCTAAACTTAAAGCTAAAGCCCAGGAGCTTGAGTTGTCTGAATCGTTTATTGACGATGCAGCAGCTAAATCACCTAAGGCTGTTCTCGCTCTCCTCCTCTCAGATGAGAAAAAGAACCAGCAGCAGAAGCAAGAAACAACTGTCTTCTCGCCTCCGCGCTCTAGTGTAAATACTTCTGGTATGCCTAAGCAAGCCAGTGGTAGTTCACTGAAAGAGTACTACAGTAAGATGCGTAAGGAGAATCCTAAGAAGTACCACTCTCCTGAAATCCACGCCGAAATGTTACAACTTGTTGTAGAAGGAAAGCTTGAGTTCTAATCCTATTGAAAGGAAACTCTAATGGCTTTCACTACCAATAATACTCCTCATCTGTATCGTACGAATCTGTACAATGCACAGATGAAGGAAGTCTTTGAAGACCAGCTCTCTGGTTTGAACTACGTAAACATGCTCTCCGATTTCCCGGATGGCGATACGTGGAACATTCCTTCGCTGGGCCAGGCCGAAGTCTATGACTATGAAGAAGGTCAGGCAATTCGTTACTCGGGTCTCGATACCGGTAACTTCACGTTCTCGATCACCGATTACATTGCCACCGGCATGTACATCACGAACAAGGTGAAACAGGATTCGTTCTATGCCAACCAGCTCGCTGCATCCTTCGTTCCGAAGATGACGCGCGCTATTCAGGTTGAAATGGAAAAGAACCTGATGGCTGTCGGACCTGCTGGTCAGACTGCTTCGAACGTTAACCTCATCAATGATGCTCAGCATCGTTGGGTTGCTAGCGGTTCGAACGAAGTTATCGCAATCGAAGACTTTGCTAAGGCTCGTTATGCTCTTCGTAAAGCTAACGTTCCGATGAGTAACCTTGTTGCTATCGTCGATCCTTCGGTTACGCATACCTTGAGCACGCTCGCAGGTATTAATAACCTCTCGTATAACCCGCAGTGGGAAGGTATCGTCTCTACTGGTGGTACGACTGGTATGCGCTTTGTCATGAATGTTCATGGCTTTGACGTGTACGAATCGAACTATCTGCGTAAGAGCGGTTCTGAAACCATCAGCGCTAAGACGTCTGCGATCGGTATTAACAACCTGTTCTTCTCTGCTGACTCGATGGCTACGCCGTTCCTCGGTGCTATCCGTCAGGCTCCTGTGGTCGAATCCGACTACAACAAGGACCTTCAGCGCGAAGAGTACGTGATGACCGCTCGTTGGGGCTTCAAGCTCTATCGTCCGGAAAACATGGTTATTGTTCTCACCGACGACGATCAGGTCTACGTTTAATTAACTGAAGGAGAATAAACTATGGGTACTTGGTTGAATCCCGACGGCGTGTACGTTAAGTACGGCCAGGATGAAGCTACCTCGCTCAACACCGCTGGTGAGTATCTCACTCTCAACGGTGCAGGCGAACAGGTTATCGAAGTCGTTATTGACCTCGTTGACCTGACTGCTACTGAAACTATCCAGAACGACGTTGTGTTCGTTCCGGCTAACGCTCACATTACGTGGGTCGAAACTGTCACTGTCATTGCCGGTGCTACCGGTACGGCTATTGACGTCGGCCTCATCGCTCGTGATCGTACGACGGAAGTTGACTACGACGGCTTCTTGGCTGCATCGCCTATCGCCAACTTCAACGCTGTTGGTGAGACGTGCCGCTTCTACGAAACGCATACCCAACCGGCTTCGCTGACGGGTACTGGCGCTCTCGTAGGCCAGGAAATGACGACTGCAGGTGGTGCTTACATCTCTGCTTCTCGCACGGATGCTACGGCATTTACTGCGGGCAAAGTAAAGATTCGCATTGCTTATATTCCCCGTGGCATCGATAACGCCTAAGGAGTAATACATGCCTCGTAATCTTAAAGAGAACCGTTCTCAGTTAGATGGCGTTCAGTTGAACGTTGACAAGCTGGGTCTCGGTGTACGCAAGCCGGATACTAACGATACTATCATGCTCGTTGGTACCGTCTCTGCTGCTGGTACTGGGGCTAACTCTGCTGGTGTTTCTACTGGTGGTGTTGCAGCCTTCGTGTTTACTGCTGAGGTGAATGGTACTGTGTACTACATTCCTCTCTTCAGCTCTAACGCTTAAATAGGTAGGGGTGGTAGAAATACCACCCTTCCCTCCACAGGAACAAACAATGGCAAAGCTGACAACCGCAAACATCACAACGCTATCTGACGAGTCGTCTGCTTTGACGGCTTTGAACAATAACTTTGATGCAATTGAAGTTGCATTAGAAAAGACTCTGTCCAGAGATGGCACTATTCCTAATGAAATGGAAAGTGACATGGACTTAAATGGCTATTCAATTATCAATATGGGCGCTCCAGTTGGAGACTTAAGCCCTCTTCGTTTAGCTGACTTAGAAGAATATATCGAACAGTTAAACGGTACTTCTACCCTTCTCCCTGCAGCCGCAGGTGGAGACGTTAATAAGGTTCCTCGTGTAGCTTCTGCAGGCTTGATTGGTTATTCAGGTGTAGGTATTGACACATCTAACAACCTTCGCCCACAGAACAACGACACTGGCTCATTAGGTACAACTGCTCTTAAGTGGGCTGATCTATTCCTAGCATCTGGTGGTGTAATTAACTTTGACTCTGGTGATGTCCTCATCACTCATTCTGCCAATGGTCTAACCTTCTCAGGTGTTACAAATGGTTACTCTTTTGATGACGAACTTCTTCCCAGTACTAACGATAGTGCTGCTCTTGGTACTTCCGCACTTAGTTGGTCTGATCTCTTCCTGGCTTCTGGGGGTATCATCAACTTCAATAACGGAGATGTTACTCTAACTCATAGTGCAGACACTCTGACCTTAAGTGGAGGCAGTCTTGTCATTGCTAGTGGTAACGTAACGATCACTGGTAACATTAGTCTCACAGGTAACGCAGTTGTTACTGGCAACGTCTCTGCTACTGGTACAATCCAAAGCTCTGGTGGTGCAATAGGTTATACTACTGGTGCTGGCGGTACAGTAACACAGCTTACTTCTAAATCTACCGGTGTTACAATTAACGAACTCTCCGGTCAGATTACAATGAACAATGCTTCTCTCACGGCAGCGACAGAAGTCACATTCATTGTCACAAACTCTACAGTAACGGCACTTGATGTGCCCGTAGTGGCCATCGCATCTGGTGGTACTGCTAACTCTTATTTAATTTCTGTTACGACAGTAGCGGCTGGTTCGTTTAGTATTACAATTACAAACGCAACCGCAGGTGCTTTAGGTGAAGCACTGGTTATCAACTTTGCAATTATTAAAGGAGCCTCGGCTTAATGGAACCTCGTTATATTACTGAAGCCAAGGCGCTTCTGGGTGAGAAAGAAATCAAAGGACGTCTTGCCAATGAAAAGATTGTTGAGCTATTCAAAGATTCCGGTCACAATACTGTTATCTCCGACGAAGTTCCTTGGTGCTCAGCATTTGTTGGAGCTTGTCTTGCTCGTGCTAATAAACCTCATACCGGTAGCCTTGTTGCTCGTAGTTATCTGAACTACGGTAAGAAGCTAGACGAACCTGAGATCAACTGCATTGGTATCATGAAGCGTGGTAACTCTTCTTGGGAAGGTCACGTAGGTTTTGTAGTAGCTTTTGATAAGACAAGCGTAACTCTTCTTGGTGGTAACCAGAAGAACTCTGTGTCTATCCAGAAGTTTCCTCGTAAGAGCTTCATTGGCTTCGTTGTTCCTAAAGAAGAAACAATGGACATGAGTGAAGCTAGTGTTGTTAACGATTCCCGTCGTCTGACTCTTCAGACATGGGGTGAGCGTATCTACGCTACAGGTGCTGCAGCTATCGCTGGTATCTGGGCATTCGCAGGTCAGATTGTAGAACTTGCTAAAGACAACGTAGGTCTTGTTCTTCTGACAACCGTTGGTCTTGGCTGGTTATTGCTTAAAGTCCTGAAGGGTATGTCCATTCGTGAATACCGTCAGGGTCGCTACCAGCCTAAGAAACAATGGGAGGCATAAATGTTGTCGTGGCTTCCATGGATAATTAGTGGTGGAACAGTTACTTGGATTGCTCTCCTTATCTTCGCTCCTCGGGTTCTTGACATACTTTCTCCCATTCTAAAAGGAATGGCTGAAGCATTCGTAGAACTCTGGAAGCGGTTGTGGAATGGAGCAATGGACGTACTCGATAGCTTTAATACTATCTTGTTTGTCTTACTTATGTGTGCTCTATCAGTTTGGTACTTCACACCGGAACCTAAGATCATCTATAAAGATAAGGCTAAGGTATCTACTAAGTATAATAAAGCACCAGTTGAAAAAGAGAAGCCTGCATTCAGCCTTGATGGTTGGGAATGGTTTCACCGATGAACTGGCAACTGGACATTAATGTTCTTGTTACACTGCTCAGCATAGCGTCTGTCGCAGGTATGGGATGGATGCGTTTGAGTACACTTGAAAGAGACTTAGAGAGGATAGAAAAAGAAGTAGTGGACACTAGAGAATTACGTGCAGAGATTGCACTCGTAAAAGCTCAGCTGTCTTCTATTAATCATACCCTAGAGAAGTTAGCTAATCGTTTAGAAACTATTAATAACGAGAACTATCATAAATGAGACAGACTCTATTAGAGATTGTTCAGGGTATTATGAATGAAATGGAGTCTGATGAAGTCAACTCCATTACTGATACTACTGAGTCCTACTCTGTTGCTAAAATTATTCGACAATGTTTTTATGACTGTGCAGTTGAGTTAAATCTCCCTGAACATCACAAACTATTTGAGTTGAATGCTAGTGGTGAGTCTATTAAGCCTTGCGTAATGTTTGTTCCCGATAACGTAAAGAGAGTTGAGTGGATTCAGTACGATGTTAAGGATGGAACTGAGACTCAATCTAACATGAAGTTGTTAGACTTCGTTCCACTTGATGAGTTTATTCTAAGAACTAAAAGCGCAGCTAACGATCCTTCTGGTATTACAGGAGAGCAGGGCGTAGTGTCTAATGGTGAGAGTTTTAACTTTACCTATAAGAACAACAGGTTCCCTAGCTTCTACACTAGCTTTGATGATCGTACTATAGTGTTTGACTCGTATGATAACACCATAGAGAATACGCTGCAGAAGTCAAAGACAATGTGCTACGGTAGTACATATCCGTTCTTCTCTTTGACAGACGACTACTACCCTGAGATCGACGCTACTCAATACTCATATCTTATTAGTAAAGCTAAGACTCGTGCCTTCTACACAATGAAGCAACAGACAAATGAAGAGTCCGCTTCAGAAGCTAGAAAGCAGAAGATTGTTTTGCAGAAGAGAAAGCGTCGAGTTAGAACTGAAGATGAAGTTTACTTAGCACCGAGGTACGGAAGACGATGAATGATTTCTTTGATGAAATAGAAAAAGTTGAAAGCAGGCAGCGTGAGTTTGAAGAAGGTGGTAAGACTTTTATCATCGAAGCTTCTGATCCTTATGGCTTCTGGTCTGCCTACGAAGTTAATGGTAATAGGAAGACATTAGTACCAGGACAGTTTACTACGCAAGCTGAAGCTAAGCTTGGAGTTAAAAGACACTTGTCTACGCCTAAAACCTCAGCCTCAGGTATTAAGAAAGAAAAGAACTAATGCCTAGACAGACCGGTACCGTTACAGAAAACAACTTCATCAAAGGTTTAATTACCGAGACCACTGGTCTTCGGTTCCCGACTGATGCCTGTACTGAAACATGGAACTGCGTCTTCGATGAAACTGGTCGTGTTACTCGTCGTCCTAGTATAGACATAGAGTCTGGTCTAGCTACTCGAAACCTTACTACTTCGATAGACGAAGCTACAAGCAGTTTCTTGTGGTCTTATATTGGTAGTTACACAGATGGTGCTTTCGTCGTACAACAGGTTGGTAACATCATCCTGTTCTTTGATGTTAGTGTAAGTAGCCAGGTTGTTCCAAATAAAAAAATATTTAGTATCGACCTAAGAGATCATCTGTCTACAACAACTTCTGTAGCTGAAGAAACTATTTGTCAGTATGCTCAAGGAGCCGGAAAGCTTCTTATTGTAAATGCAAACTGTGTTCCTTTTCTAGTTTCATATGATTTAGTTACTGATAATATTATAGTAAAAGAAATTTTTCTACAGTACAGAGACTTCGAAGGTCTCGATGATGGTTTGTTAGTAAACACAAGACCTACTGCAACAGTTGCAAGTATCACAACTGATAATCCAGCTCATGTTTACAACATGCTTAATCAAGGTTGGTATGCAGGTGACGCATTAACTCAGTGGGATACAGCACGAACAGATATGCCTAGCAATGCTGATGCTCCAGTATATTATCGTGCAGTAAACCAAACTGATCTATTCGATAATACTCTTGTAGAAGGAACTGATCCTGGAAATAGTCCTGCTCCAAAAGGACACTTTGTTTTAAACCTAGGAAAAGCGTCTAGAGAAGAAGCTGCTCTCGCAGCAGGCTTTACCTTAGCTTTAGATGAAGATGTTTCTGTTGGTGCTTATGTTTTAGATCATGCTCTTGGTACAGTTATCAGCGATGCTGGTACTGCATCACCTGCAAGTGCATTTGATGACAATCCAGCTACAGATGCTATCATGGGCATCGATAACGCTGGATTTCCCTCTGCAGAACCTGTAAATTACTTAGGAAAAAACTTTGGTTCTGGGTATCGTATCGCTTATGCTGATGTTACTTTTTCACCAATAAGTACGACTTTTTCTAATGCTATTAGTGGTCAAATTGTTGAGTTACGACTCTATGGAAGTAACACATTACCCTCAGATAGTACTGACGGCACTTTATTAGCAATGATAGAAGATTCTTTTACTATCGTAGAAGGTACTGATGAAACTAAACGAATAGTATCTACAGATACAACCACTGAATATCAGTATGTCTGGATTACTTTCTACGCAAGGTCTAACGGTTCTCTTAGTCCATTCTCTGATTGCCCAGTTTCAACTATTGATATATCCTCTTTCGAAACAGGTCTTGGTAGTGATAAAGGAGCAGGCGCTAAGTCTGTTGCGTTCTTTGCTTCTCGTGCTTTCTACGCAGGTCTTAATGATCCTTCATTAGGATCAAACATCTACTTCTCACAGCTCATAGAGACAGACGATAACTTCGGTAAGTGTTACCAAGTCAACGATCCTACATCTATTGAGATTGCAGATTTGCTAGCTACTGATGGAGGTGTTATAAAAATCCCAGACATCGGTTCTATCTATAAGTTGTTTCCTTACCAGAACCAGTTACTTGTTCTTGCAGCCAATGGTGTTTGGACTATCGGTGGTCCCTCTAACGGAGCATTCTCTGCTACCGGGTACATCGTTAATCGAATCTCTAGTATTGGTATGTCAAGTCCGCAGTCTGTTATCGATGTTAAGGGACTACCAGTATGGTGGGCAGAAGATGGTATCTATACCGTTAAGTTTGATGCAAACTATGGATCAACTGTTGTTCAATCCTTGACTGAAGATACTATCAAAGAGTTTTATTTAAGCATATCAGAAGAGAATCGAAGATTTGTTAAAGGTGCTTATGATAGAATTGATGACATTGCTTACTGGGTATTCTCTACTGAAGAAGCAGCTACTGTTGGTAATTACTCCTACAATAAAGCTTTATGTTTGAATGCTAAGACTAATGCGTTCTATCCGTGGGAGGTTATGCGTAGTTCTGAAACTCCTCAGTATCTAAAGGATATCCTTTACGTACAGGATGGTTTAAGAAACACAGAACCAACCATTAAGTTCTTTACTTCTGACCTTTCTAAATACTGGTATAGTCTTTTTGATAATTCTACCTACTTAGATTGGTCTAAGTATAGCACTGACATTACAACTTTAGCAGATGATGAAGAAGATTATATGTCTTACTTTATCTCTGGCTACCGAGTTGATGGTGAAGCTATGCTCTATGTTCAAGCACCTTATATTTATTGGTATCTAGAACCAGAGACAAGCTCTTACGCACAGACACAAGCATTGTTTGATTGGTCTACTTCTACTGCATCTAACAAGTGGTCTACTCCACAGATAATTGAGTGTAGACCGATTGGGCGTAACACTTACAAAGAACTAAAACCCTATCGTCGCAAGTATCATGGTAAAGGTCGCGCTATTCAATTAAAGGTAACAAGTGACACAGGTAAACCATTTACAATCCTCGGCTGGGGACTCCTTATATCAGCTAGTACTACCGTCTAAGCTAACTCTTTGTGTTGGTACCGTAGAGGATTCCCAACAGATTGTGGAACTGATCAAAAGTGCAGCGATAGAAAGTCCGTACTCTAAATTTTCTATCGATAGTGCTTATCTCCACCTCTTCGTTGTTAACCACCTTGAAGGAAGTATTACCGACAAAGTTATGGTTCTTCTGAAGGACGGAGATAAAATTGTCGGACTCCTTGCTGGCATAATCGATAATGCTCATCCTATGACTTACTCCTGTAAAGTTGCTAATGAGTTAATTTGGTGGGTTGATCCACACTATAGAGGTAGCCCTGACTCCTTTGCTTTGATAGAAGCTTACGAACAATGGGCAAAAGAATTAAAGTGTACACACATTCACCTAGCTCACTTTGAAAATGATCTAGGAAAGAAGGTTAGTAAATATTACAAGAACATGGGGTACAAGAAAGTTGAAGTATCCTACCTAAAGGAGTTAACTTAATGGCTTTGTTTACGGCAGGACTAGCTGCCTTAACAGCAATCACTTCTACAATCGGTGCAGGTGCAGCTGCTGCTGGCGGTATTGCTGCTGCTAGCGCAGGTGGTCTCGCAGCTGGTGGTGCTGCTGCAGGTGCTGCTACGGCAGGGGCAGGAGCTATAGCATCAGGTCTTACAGCGGGTGCTGCAGGTGTTGGCGGTCTAGGTACTCTTAGTACAGCCTTGGGTATAGCAGGAACTGCTGCCTCAGTAGGTAGTAGTGTCCTATCTGCTCAACAGGCTAGTGCAAGTGCTGCTGCTCAGCGTCAGGCAGAAGCCTTACGTGAAAGGCAGATGCGATTAAATGCTACTAGAGAACGTCGAGAGATTGTTCGACAGTCAATGATCAATCGTGCTTTGGGCTTGAATGCTCAGGCAGGTAGTGGTGCAGAAGTTGCAGGAAGCTCAGCCTACGGTGGTCTGATTGGTGGTAACACCACAGCTGCACAGAATAGCTTGCTTGCTTCTAGGCAGAACGAAGCTATCGGCTCTGGTTTATTCCAGGCTAACACTGCTTCGTCTAGAGCAGATGCTAACTCACGCACATTCAGTGCCGCTGGTGGTCTTGGTTTGAGCCTAGCTCAGAACAACGACAGCATCGCTCGTATTGGTACTTCTCTCTTTTCTGGGACCTAATAATGGATATCCTTCCGTCGGAAGAAGTGGCTCAACCTGAGCTGCTTCCTTCTGAAAAGACTAATGAAGTCTTCAAAGTATCTTCTGAAGCTGCTGCCGAGAGAGCTAGTAAATATTCATTAGCTCTCGGCAATAGCCTTAAGCCAGATGATGTACAAGTACTACACGACAGAATCTTAGCAGGTGAGGACCGTAGTATTCGTGAGAATGCTGCGCTCACTAAGGACATCAAGCTGCGTGAAGAACGTTTCAAGATGATCTCTGAGATGTCTGACGCTGCTGCACGAGAAGGACGGAAGTTATCTAAGCCTGAAGAAGATGTTATCCTTGCTTTAACTGACGATGAAGTAGTTAATGTTCGTACTAACCCAGATACCTTTATCGAAAAGGAATACGCTAAGCGTGTCCTTGATATGGCTAACTCCTACAATGGAGAAGTCCTATTTGATAAGGTAGCAGAGGAAGATGAAGACGGTGCTTACTTTACCGAAGACTCTTTCGTTGAAGTTGTAGCAGGTAAGGAAATCTTTCAGAGGTTAGCTGACGAACAGAACCAAAGAGCTGCCAAGCAATCTTGGGGTGGCTTTGGAATTGATATGATTACTGGTATGGTACCCTTCTACTCGTGGTACCAGCTTAACTCTGCCCTGTCAGAAGTAAAGGAAGGTCTTCCTTGGCTTGCTGGTAATAACTTGGCTGAGAAAGTACAGGCTATCCAGGGCTTACCCTTGGAAGAAAGAGAAACTGTAGCACGTAGGGCTATTGAAGAACTGAATGGAGACAACACTCTGTTGGCTACTCAGTTCGCTAATGCTCTCGTACGTTACTCTGCTAGCTCTAAGGTTATCGACAACATCTTCGTATCAGGGATTGATCTCCTTGGCGTAGGTGCTGTTGCAGTTAAGCCTGCCATCGCAGGTGCTAAGGCTGTAGCAGGTTCCTCTAAGTTCATGACGTCTAAGGAAGCTCTTAAGGAAAGCTATCGTAAGCTAGCCAGAGAAACTGCTAAGCCAGGAGCCGAAGCTTCTGAAGTAGCGGATGCTGCTGGTGACACTATGACTGCTGCTCGCCTGTCTCTTACTCGTAAGAACCTGATCGAGAAGCTAGATGCTCGTAGTCGTAACCCTGCTTTACCTGCTGATGAAATCAAATCACTTATGGATGTGATCCCCGGTATGCTCAACTTTAGTGAGCTTCTCGGTGGTCTTCGCACGTCTACTTCAGCAGAAGTTATTCGTCGTATTCAAAACAGATTAGATACTGCTACCGATAAAGTCCTTGAGTCCTTATTCTTTAACCCTGTCAATATGACAGAGCAGGGACAGAATGCCTTGAAGGCAGGACTTGACGAACAGGTAGAACGTTTCCGTACACTCTATCGTGCACCAGAGGATATGATCCTTCAGGTGTCTACCACTGAACCAGGGGAAGTCCTTGGTGGTGGTATCTTTGCTAAGATTAAGTTTGGTTTACCTGACGGTAGGCCCTTCAACTCTATGGAACAGGCAGACATCTACGTTGAGAACTACCTGAACATCGGTAGCACTCCCTACAAGCTTGTTCCTGAGGGTAATGGCTGGGTAGTAGAAGTACTACGTCCTGTTGACTTCAGTTCTGACCGTGTACGTAATGCTTTACAGATTGACAGACAGTCAGACTACAAGATGCTCGGTGATACCCTTGGTAAAGTACTGTCATCGGTTAGATCAGGTGCAGATACGCTGCCTAAGGACGTCTATACGTCCATGTTAGGCGGTGTACTTGGTGGTGCTCGCTTTGCTGAGCTTCTCACTGAGATCGCTAGACCCCTTGGTAAGATTAAAGATAAGAAAGCCTTCTCTGACTTCCTTAGATCGCAGGCTACAGCCGTTGATCCAATGTACCCTGGTCAAAAGGGTAAGTTCAATAGCACTGTAGGTGAGTATGAGGTGGAATGGGCTGCTAAGTTTGATCGTCTTCCTACTAATGAGGAAGTCGAAGCTTACTTTACCTATAAGAAACTCAATGACGTTCACTACGTAGCTAAGAACCTTGGCTTGTATGCAGATAAGATTCGTTTAGGTCTTGCTAACTACCAGATCAAGAACGTTCCTGGTGCATTCGAAGGTAAACTACTGAGTGCTGCTGAGATCAAACCCGGTACTGTCGGTGATCCTGGCACTGTCATTAGCTACGGTGTAGGTAAAGAGAAGGTCAAACGCTTTAGCACAGGTAGTGGTAAAGAGTTAGACGAAGTAAAAGACTTAATTAAGAACAACGACGCTGTGGTTATTCAACTGTCTCCTGACGGAGGGCAGAAATTTGGCATGCTCGAAGAGCTGCAGAAGATTCTCGGTAGGTCTACTGCTGATTACGTGGTTGTTCCTCGTAACTGGTTAGAAGAAACCCCACTCAATCTTCGACAGATACCCTTTAGACCGGGTATGCACCATATGTACGCTATCGAAGGTAAGGTTATCTCGCAGCCCAAGACCTTCAGGTCTGCTGACGGCAAGGTAGTCAAGTACTTCGGTGACGTTAACGCCTATATGGTAAATAAGAATGCTAACGGAGAGAACATTCTGTCTGCTTATGAGGCAGGACGTAAGCTTCTCGTTCAGTATAACAACATCAAAGCAGGTCGTCGTAACTCCCAGATAGAAGCAATGGAAGTTCGTAGGCAAAGGCTTAACGAACGCTTCCTTGCTGCTCAAGCTAAGGGTGACGTTGCTGTAACTGCATTAAAGAAGCGTATCAAAGCAGAAGATAAGAAGATCGCTGCTGCTCGTAAGGATGCAATGAAGCCTGAGAGCCAGCTCTTTCAGGAAATGAGGGACTATGTAGAGAAGAACCTCGGCATTCCCTTTAAGCAGTTCATGCAGGACTTCGGACCAAAGGGTCGCCTTGATCCTGACGTTCCATTAATGATTCGTAACATGAACTCGTCTCTCTCTGACTCGTATGACTTAGCAAAGATGCTTAAGAATGACGATGCAGATAGCTTTAACTTTATCAAAGCAAGTGAGTCACAGTACAATCTCTACAATAACTCAGTCAACCTTAAGTTCACACAAGAACGAGGGGAGATAATGAAAGAGTTTGTTGAACTTGGTGATCAGGAGCTTCCCTTATATGGGCTTCAAGGATCAGAATTACTTGATCCAATGACTACGCTTGACCGAAGCCTTAATACTATCACAAGAGGCTTGAACTTTGAAGCTGCTAAGCACGATGCAGCAGAGAAGTATATCGCAGCCTTTGGCCCAGCCTTAGATCGTACTCAAGATATTCAAAGACGTGATCCTATCATGGCAATGATGTATGCTCCCTTTAAAGAAGGAGCTGATCCTGACATGGTACAAGCAGCTGCTGCCTACCGTGCGCGCGTACAGCAGTTCTTTGGTTTATATAAAACAATAGACCAGCGTAAGATGGAATACTGGTCAAAGAAAATGTTGACTGGTATTGATCCTGACACTGGTAAGTATAGCCACATGGCTATGCATAAAATTCTTAATATGACTGACCCTACTCAGAAGATTAAAGCTATCGCTTTCCATGCTTCGATGGGCTTCATGAATATTAAGCAGCTCTTCCTGAACGCTAACACTGCCTCTCACGTTATCGGACTTGCTGGTCCAGTACGCGGTAGTAAAGCTACTGCTGCTGCACTCATCCAGTCTGTTGCCCTTCGTGGTGATAAAGACTTAGATGGTGTGGCAGGTAAGGCTATGCGTGCCTTAGGTTTTACTGACGAAGACTACGTAGAAGCCACAGAGGCTATGCGTAGGGCTGGTTGGGATAAGGTAGGTAAGGAAAATGCCTACCGTGAACACCACATGAATGGTAATGTTATCCAAACTAACGTAGGTAAGTACCTTGATTATGGTCTACTTCCTATGAAAGAAGGTGATCTCTTCGCTCGTAGAGCAGGTTGGAATGCAGCTTACTTTAAGTGGAGAGAAGCTAACCCTGGTAAGAAACTAAAGGATAGCGACATCTCTAACCTTCTATATGATGCTGACAAGTACACTGTCAACATGACACAGGCAGCTAACTCTGCTGTACAAGAAGGTGTAGCTGGTATTGCTACTCAGTTCTGGACCTATCAGTTACGACTGATGGAGCAGTTCATGGGTAAACGTTTGACCATGCAAGAAAAAACCAGGTTGTTTACTACCTACTCTGCTCTCTATGGCGTACCTGTTGCTGCTGGTGCAACCCTTGGCTTCATGCCAGTGCATGAGTCTATGCGTAAATGGTACCTTGATAAGGGTATCAACGTAGACGACAGTACACTGCATAAACTGGTTAACGATGGTGCATTGTCTTACCTTACAGAGATTGTAGCAGGTGAGAAGACCAACATCAATACTGCTTATGGTCCTTCTGGTATCCCATTCTTCTATGATATATGGGAAGGGGAGACAGGAGTAATTGATGCATTAACTGGTGCGTCTGGTTCTGTTATCGCTAGGTTTGCAGAAGATATTCTTCCTGTCTTTCCGTGGATAATGGATGCTATTAATCCTAACACTAACGCTATCACCCCTACAGGTAGGGACTTCTGGGATGTTATCGGTAACGTCTCCACTCTAAGCAATGCTGAGAAAGCTTACTTTGCTTTAGGCTGGGGTAAGTACTTCGATAAGTACGGTGCTGAGATTGCAGACAATAAAGGAGTAATTCGTCCTATCATGTATGCATTGACGGGCTTGACTGCAGATAAGATTGAGGACTACTACGCTCTTCGGTCTAACGATATTCAGTATCGTATCTGGCAGAACAAGCAGCGTAAGAAAGTTATGGAAGACTTACGCAGTGGTATCATATCAGACAGCCCTGAGGAAAGAGCTATGTACATGAGTAGAGCGAAGGTTCGTTCTGCTGGTGCAGACTTCGATCCTACTCAGCTAAGTAGAATGGCTATTGAAGTCTTCGGAGAAAACAAATCTCTCCTTGAAAATCAGATCAGTCGAACACGCAACTTGTCTTCTGAAGAAAGAGAACGTATTAAAATGCTTAACCGCAAACTGCTTGGAGCTAAAGAATAATGGCAGAGAATTTTGCACCAATATTACCAGAGAAGAACACAGAAGACTTTCTTCAGTACTCTCGTGGATATGAAGACCGCTCAGGCTCTACCTTATTCAGAGGCCTAGGTGACGCTCTGGATACAGGGGTCAAGGCCATAGATCGTGGTCTTACTCAGCGAGTACAAGATGAAGTACGTGCTGCTGTAGAGAACGCTGACGCTGCCTTAGGTATTAACTCTAATCCTAGGATGGAAAGCCGTGCTCTGCCTGACGAAGTTGTGTCTAAGATTGAACGCCTTCGTATTAATAGGGAAGCTATGCTAGCTGGTAAGCTTAACCCTGAGCATTATTACAATCGTCTCCACACAGAGTCTAAGAAGATTAGGTCTCGCTGGGGTGGTCGTGATGGAGCTTCAGGTTATACTGAGCAGATCGACGAAGCATTTAAATCTCTTATAGGTACTACTCCTGCTAACGCCTTACGTCGTGAGTTACAGGCACAGGCTGAGGCTGCTACTAATGCAGCTCGTGCTTCTGCTAGTGACGATGAACGTTGGTTAGATGCTCGCATTGCAGCAGGTGAGATTCCTCCGAAGTACTTGAAGTACGTAGGTGATCCTAACTTCAGGTCTAATCCTCAGGCTATTCTTCAGCTTAAGGCTGACGTTGCCCTTGAGCAAACGTATAACTCAGAGCTTCAACGTGAGCAGCTTTTGCTTACGCTGCAGAAGTCTCGTGGAGAGAACACTGAGAGAAGCTCAGCTAAACTATATAGCCGAGAAGTAAATAAGATTCTCAATGACACCATTGAAACTGGTGCGACTTACCGTGAGATGATCTCATTAGCTAGTAATGAGCGTAATCGAATTGCTGCTGGTGAAACTGCTAATCCTAATGCACTAAAGGATATTCTTAATAAGTGGGGTATTGTTAAGCAGCAGCTTAATGATCGTATCGCTCAGAAGAAGATCATGTACGGTGCAGATGCAGGTAAAGAGATTGAGCAGTACGACAACCACGTAAACAACATCATTGCCAATATTGAGAAGGGCTTAACTGACAACAACGTTGGTCTGGTTATGTCTGCTGCTGCTGATGCAAAGATTCTTACGGATACTGCTAAGGCAGAGACTCTTCGATATAGTGAAGTAACTCGTGCAGGTGCAGCCCTTAGAGAAACTATGGGTGAAGCAGCCTTCGGTGCTTTCTTGATGTCTGAGGGTGGAGCTAAGTTCCGTACTGAGATTGAAAACTTTGGTAACCGTGCAATTAAGATTGATGCGGCTACTGGGCAGTCTAAGTCTTACATTGACTCTCTTACTAAGTTTAGAGAAGCTATCCGTAATGATCCTGAAGCTGCTAAGAATGAAGCTACCTTCATCACTAACAACCTAAACGAAGTCATCAACTCAGTCTTTGATCCTAAGATCGACAACAAGACTAGGGTTAACCTCTTCAATAGTCTTTATGGTAAAGACAACCAGAAGATGTGGGTTACCTTGGGTGCTGATCGTAAGCGTCAGATGGTACTTAAGTTGTTGTCTCCTACTGCCTACCAGGAAGTTCGTAAGCTATCTGCTGCTACTGGTGACGGTAACATCATGGACAACTATCAGCGTACATTAGATAACCTTGCTTATGAAACAGCAAAGCCTCACATCGATACTCTTAATGAGATCGGTGAGACTGTATCTGATAAGCGTATTGACTATGATCCTACCACTAACCGTATTCGTGTAGTAGAGATTGATGCACCTGATCTTGGAGATGATGCAGGGTTCTTAGGTGGTGCTCTTCGCAGTGGTCTGCAGACGATGTTTAACAGCATCAATGCTACTGGTGTGACAGAAGCACAACAGGATATCAATACCATCTTGTCTTCCTACGAAGCTATGTGGAAAGAGAAGGGATACAACCAGCAGCAGATCAACACCAACTCAGTTGTTCTTCTGAACAAGCTTGGTATCAACATGGGTCAGGCAGGACGTAACATCCTTGATCGTGCATTAGGTGCGGAAAGGAAGAACATCGCTCCTGGCTCACGTATGAACCTTAGTCAGGAAGTAGAGAGCCAAAGAACTTCAAGAGAAATTGAAGCAGAGGATGGCACACAGATAGAGTTAGATGAAACTATCCAGCTCTTTAATGATGCTACATCTGAAGAAGAAAGACAGCTATACAAGAACAGAATCTTTGAGTTAATGTCTCTTGATCCTGAGAAGATGTCTCGTCTTCCTGCTACAATCTTAGCTCCTGCAGGTCAGTAATGATTAAGACGCTAGTAATTCTTACTTCTTTGTGGGGTATGTGGGGTTCTCCGGAAGGTTCACCCACTCCCAGTTTGCAGGATCGTCAGGAGGTAGTGTACCATCAGGCAGGTAAGGCTTCTCTAGGTCCGCGACCTTCTCGCTGGTGTGGTTGGTACATGAGGAAAAAGTTGGGGATAACCCCCAGTAGTTACAATGTAGCTCGCAATTGGTCTTCATATGGGAGTCCCACTCACCCTCGGATAGGAGCTGTCGTAGTTTGGCCACATCACGTTGGGCAGATTGTAGGTCAGAACTCAAAAGGTCAATGGTTAATCGAGTCTGGTAATGATGGGGGGAAGGTTCGCGTCCGTCCATGGAATAATCTCCATAAGGTTATAGCATATAGAATATAAAAAGAAAACCCTAGGTTCCTTGTTGCCAATCTTTATTAATTACTGTTTTTAATCTATGGCAATTAGCGCAAAGAGTTTGAAGATTATCTGAGTTGTTATTGTTGTGGTCACCATCAACATGATCTATGTCTAACTGGCATACGTGCATAGGTTCAAAACCACATTTTTCACAACAATCTTTTAAATGTACTCTATACGGTTTTCTTTCATAATGTTGCTTTCTTTTAGAAGTTCTTCCGTTATCACAATAAGAACATAAGGAGAGGTAGATTTCTCTACCCCTCCTTATTTTTTTCTTTTGTGGGTTCTTCCCACATCTAACGCAAGTACCCCTAATGTTTGAAGGTTCGTTTTTTCTATATTTCCAACTTGACATTAAGAACCTAGGGTTTTTCTTTACTTATTAATCTTAATGTAATCTAACCAGTTATTCTTTACTGTGCCCTTGTCCTGCTGATGACTACAGCTATCCTTTGGACTCTTACTAAAGCCATCCCTGGCACAGTTATCAATCTTCAACTGTGGGATCATTAGAATCCTACTGAGATTAGGCCACCATAGAGCGCAGTCTTTGCACTTGCCCTCTACTGGTGGCTTTTCTTTTACAGGTGACATGGAGGGGTAGCGATTAGACACTAGTGAACTCCCGCTTACCTGTAATAGAGATATCATATGTACCCATAGGGTTTACCTCGTCATCAAAAGAAGCTCCCCAACATTCATGGAATGAAATATTATAAATAGCAAAACCTGCGTCTTCCAGAAGCTTACGATTGGTATCCAAGAAGTTTAATGCAATGAGGTAACCAACGTTCTCAACAGTGTACGTCTCAGTCTGGTAAGTCTTTTCCATTATCTAGCTCCCATTTTGTTACATCAAAATCTAGTTCCATATCAGTATTGTCAAATACGTCACTATACTCACTATCCACAGAGGAACTATCATCCAAAGCATCCTCTTCAAATGCTTTGAAGTTATTGTCCCTTCGTCTGTCTCTAACAATTCTTTGTCTGTACTTGGGTGAATGTAAGTCACGAACTACGGCACTCCTCTTCATACGCTGCCTCTTACGTTCTTTCTCCTCAGGAGTTGACATCTATATCTGTCTCCCTGTCAAGAAAGTCAGGTAGTCTCAGACCATTAGCTACAAGTATAGCTATTGCATCTTCGACTGTCCAATTGTCCATCTCTAGAATCTCTTCAAGAGTAAACAAATCCAGCATCTCCTCTACGTCAACTATCATACTCAGACTGCATACGATCTAGGCTTACCGTTTCCAGATCGTACTCCCCATCTTCGACATTCTTGAGAATGCAGACTCCTCTCCACCAAAGTCTTCCTCCGTCTCCGGCGTAGGAATGAAACCAATCGGAGAAACAACCGGCAACAAGTCCTGCAATTTTTCGTCCATCCGATCTAGTTCGGACGCAATAGTCCAGTGTGTGAGTATGACCCACAACACAAGAACTATACTGCTTAGCGAGTAGAGAGTAAGCAGCATGCTCCCCACCAACAGGCCGACCAGCAACGCCAGAGACCATAAAGTGAGAATAGCAAACCCCATCAATGGTAATAGCACCCGGGGTCGAACCATTGTAGTGGACCACTTCATCGTAGTATCTTTCTAGGTCAAGGTCATCATAGGATATGACGCCTTCTAATTCAGGTTGGATATTAATAGCACGTTCAATACGTTGTTCGTGGTTACCAATGAGAGTTATACGCAGAGGTAATTTCTTTTTCGAGGATCGTACCGTGGACCACAATCGGTCTTGAAAGTCGGCATGTGCATCAATGTCCGCTCGATATGTGCGTCCCTGAAACGACTTAGTACCCCTATCGTAAGAGCAAAGACTTGGCATATCAGCAGTGTCACCAAGACAAACAACAACTTCTGGCTTAACGTCATTGATTAGTTTCCCTAACCATTCAGCTCTCTTATTGTGGTGTCCTGGACACGCATGTGGATCAGGTATTACTAGATGTGTTCTACTCATTAATTTCTATTACCTCAAGGCCAGCTTGTTTAGCACGACTAACCATGTCTGCCGTACCTGTACCACCAGGAAAAGCTACTACAAGATCAATCTTTTCTGAATCTAACATTTGTTGATTACGAATAGGACCAGCAGCTTTTCCATGCTTCTTCCAATCAGCAGCGTGTATGGTTAAGCAGCACCAATTAACTACTGCCCAATCAGTAGCAAGAGTATCAGCACCTTTTGCACCACCGTGTACAATTGTCACATACGGCAGCCAGTTACCATACTCATCAGGAGGATGTATCCACTCTCTTTGAAAACAAATATCATCAAGAGTTTTAGAAAGCTGATCCCAATTATTATAGCTACGGCCACCACAAACTAGAATAGTTTTCATTCAAACCACTCCAAATATTCTTTTGCTTTTTGTAGTTTTATAGGGTCATCTTTAAAACAACCTAATCCATTATTACAAGTGTGACAGAGAGCGCCTCTAATTTTTCCAGTCGAATGAGAGTGATCTAAATGGAGTTTAGTTTGTGTGTTACAAATTAAACATAAAGAATTTTGTTTTTCAACAATGAGAATAAAATCTTCATACTCAATCCCGTACCGTCTTTTGTATTTAGCGCGTCTTTCTTTTTCCTTTAGACGACTTCTATTTTTTAAGTACCATTCTTTCTGGTATTCTTTATTATTCATTATTCAAACCAACTGTCAGGGGCTACTCCAACAGCGTAGGGGAATCCATGCCGCTCGCACCACTTAGCATTGCGTTTAGACTTGCTGCTGAAAACCATCCTGATGTCAAGCCCAGGATTATTGCGTTTGACAGCAGCCATTTTTCTCTTGTCCTCGGCTCGAAAGAATCCTTTGGCCTCGATATAAAATGTTCTCCCGTTAGGTAGGCTGACAAGGAAATCCGGGATATAGACGTGTTCAATAACGTACGGTATATGCGTAGATTCATACTGAACCTTCAATCCTTTCTTTCGTGGCATAGCCTTGCGAACAGAAGACTCTAGTTTTGATTTGTATTTACCAGTCTTCGTGTTGTTAAACCGCATCTAAATACTCTTTCATCTTTTTCATCTTAACAGGATTTTCAATAACACCTAGATGAATATTACAAGAGTAACATATGATGCCTCGTCTTTTCCCCGTACCATGATCGTGGTCTACTACTAACTTTTTCTTTTCACCACATATAGCACAACAGTAATCTTGTTTCTTTTTTAATTCTTCAAACTCTTCTAAGGTTAAACCGTATTTATTTTTATAGTGTTTAATTTTGTTTTCTTTGCTTGCGCAAATCTTACAATAACCTTGGGTTCCAACCCTATGATGCTTATGATAATCATCAAGAGATTTTTCTTGTTTACATCTAGAACAATTCTTCACGGTTTGTTATCTCTAGGGTACTGTGAATAGTCAAATTCATACTGATCATTATCGTCATCATTTTTCTTTTCAAAGAAAGAGAGAAACCATTTAATTAGTCGCATGTTAAACTCCATAATCTTTTCTTGGCTTGGGTGGTTTAACGATCTTTGTGTACCATCTTGGTCCGTTACTAAAGATAAACTTGATGAGTCCACGTCCATCATTTACATCACGATGGCAATGTTCTTTGAATGGGCAGTACTTGCATTCAGTGCAGAGCATCATGTTACCAGAGAAGCCATCAGGCACAGGCTTGAAGTGGCGCTCTGGTTCTTCCTTTTGGACTACGACAGAGAGCTTCTGGTCGATCTCTTCCTTGTAGTCTTTCTTATTGATACGATAGGTGTCTAGTACTACATGTCCTAGCTCTTGGTCGATAGCAAGGAAGGCACCTTCACCTTTAACCTGAACTAGAGGATCATCTTTAGCTGCATTAACATATAGAGAAAGCTGATCAATGTAATTAAAGGGGTCCTTAGTCTCAAGCTCATGGTGTTTAAACTTTTCAAAAGACCTACTATTGGCAGATTTAACATCAACTGTAACGCCATCAATGACAGAATCGCGACTACCTGAGATAGGTCCATAGTGTAACCTGTCCTGTTTACCCTTGACCTCATGGCCAGAGGCATCTGCTAAACCTAGTAACAGTTCTTCTAGAATGTCCCCATATAAGAACTTGATCTTAGTGTGCGGAGCTAGTGCCTCCGCCTTCTCTGGCATATGGTGTCGATACCAAAGATGACGAAGACACTTCGTTCCGAAGTTAGACATAGAGATAGCGGGACGTTTCTCAGGAGGAGAAGCTAACCTCTTCTTCAACATAGTCGTGATACCCTGCCCGATCTTTTCGGCTTGATCATTACTAAGAGGAGTGTCCCGACTCATCAAGTCATAGATATCTTTAACTAATGTTGAGAGAGTTTTCATTGTCTAATCCTTAGAAGGGAACCATATCATCAGCAGCGTAGACTTCAGAGGAACCACCTGTTCCTTCTTCATCTACACGTACAGCCTCAAGACGATGGCCCTTACCATTACGAGAGTCATACACAGTAACCTTAACGGTTACCTTAGACCCACTTGGAACCTCATTAGTGCGGACAGTGTTGTCTGCATTAACCAGACGAGGTGGTTCCCACTCTACGATCTTGTCCTTAATGACCTGCTTAGTAGGACGACGCAACTGAATGGTGCCATCCTTTACCTTCAAGCCAAGCTCAGACTTCTCGAAGAGTTCCTTAGACTGTTCGTCTAACTTAAGCTGAAGCTTCCAGCTAAGCTTAGACTTGTCGTAGTCAGGGGAGGGGTTAACTAGATTAGGATAGTTAGCCTCACCTACAAAATAGAATACATTAGTTGCCATTCGATGCCTTCGTATAAGTTACGTTACCGACAGTGATCGTTAAGCTATCTTTCATAGCCTGTTGGATAATTTTACCCAGTTCTGTCTGTGTTACTACACCGTGTTCAGAGTGCCACATCGTAGCCACACGACCAAACTTCTTCTTTGCTACTTCTTCCATTATTTTAATTCCTTTGCTACATAATCTTTTCCAGCTTCTGTAAGCTTACCTTCATAGGTAACTAACCCTAGCTTTTTTAGAAAACCTAGGCTTGCTCCTACTGCTGCCCCCCATTGTTTAACTTCTGAGGGAATTCCAGCGATATATTTTAATACTTCTTTTTCAAAAGGCGTTGGTCCATCCATGTTAATTAACAACTTCTGGTTTCTCTAACAGCATCTGTGTCTTAAACTCTTCAGGCACGTCTTCAGAGACAGATTCGATTACCAAATGTAATACGTCTTCTCCTACTTCTTCTTTAATCTTAGCTTCGACTTCCTCAGGGCTAGCTGCTGTAACACATACGTAGCCAGCACGAGGTTCAAGTGAAGGGACCATGAAAGAGATCAATGCCCAATATGCTTTTTCATTATTCATTCTTTTTCCTAGCATCTATCTTACTTAAAATATAATCAAACGCAGTACCAAGTTTCTTAACAAACATCTCCTTCTCTGGCTTCTCCAACAGACCCCAGTTATCTGAGATATACTTCTCAGTTTCGTTTAACACAACCTGCCTCTTAACAATCTTAGGTACGTTGTGTTCAAACTTCTTATGATCTAGCTCACTCATCAGTGTGTCTCATACCAATCTTTGCCGTATCTGGTTTCTCCAGCCATCGGGCAGTTAAGGTTGAACCTTGCTCCCACTTCATGTATAGCTTTACATTGAAGTTCACCAAGTAGTCTTGCTCCATCCTCACCATCCCTTATGCTTGTCTGCCACTCATCGTGGATAAAGTTATGTTGAGTGTAGCGTATGCCCTGCTGGTCAGCCCACTGACGCCACAAGACATTAGCATGCTTCATGATACACATCTCACCTGCTTGCAGGTAACCTGCCATCATTAAGTGTTCGGAGTCGCAGACGATAAGTCTACCATCGAAAGTCTGGAAGAAGCCTCGTCTAGCATCTTTCGGCACAACTCTAGTTTTAAGCTCGTACAATCCTGGGTAAGCTGCAATAAAATCTTTCTTTGCTTGGCGTCCAAGCCTGGACGACCCTTGAAGGATTTCACCCAGCTTACTATCCCCCGCTCCGAGGAGGAATGCATAGATGAAAGTCTTTGCTGTATCTCGATTACATCCCAGCAGATTTGCATTAATTGTATGTGCGTCGGTTCCGTCTTTACTTGAACCATTGATCAAAGCCTCTGTAAATAGTGGGTCATTAATATAGTGTGCAAAGATGCGTAACTGAATACCTACGGCATCTGTTCCGACAAGGTATGAACTCGGGTCTTCTTTGTCACACGTCCAAAAAGACCGCATACGTGATCCAAGCGCCACTGCCTCAGCTTGAAGGTGACTACTCCGGTACTTGATAGATTTAGCTGTGGCGATGTTACCGAGGTTGGGAGCTGTGTGCGACATTCTCCCGGTCCAAGTCCCAATATGATTGAAAGTGCCGTGTACGCAACCAGTGTGTTGATCATAATGTTTAAACCATTCTTCTAAGGTTCTATGTCTACCTGCTAAAAGCAGGCGTTCGACTAGTCTATGTGCTGCTTTCAACTTGGAGATACGATGCTGCGCCTTCTCTATGAAGCTCAAACCAACCCAGGTTTCCATTGCACCAGTCGCAGAGCAATCCACGTACATGCCCGTCGGTGTGGCAATGATCGACCACAAGTTGAATATCTGCTCTACTGCAGATTCGACATCTTCCTTGTTGCAGAGAAAACAATCTATTATACTCTGTACTGTCAATTCCATAATTCTTTTTGAGATGGTAGTCTCGCCAATACTGTTTATTTTTATTGTATTTATCTCTGTTTCTTTGGCGGCTTTTCTCAAGATTTTTGTGATAGTAATGTCTGTTGTATTCAGTTTTATCCATTGATTTTTTAACAAATTATCTAAACTACTATAATCTGGAAGAGTAGCAATATTAATTTCGTTTAACTTCCAGCCGTATTTCTTGAAGTGCTCCAGCCTTTCTTTTTCTTTGGTGTTCTCACATTCGAGGTGACCTTTCGTTTTGTCCGTAGGTGACCATCCGGCATCCCAGAGCCTGTCAATGCATTGTTTAACTGACGAGGCTGAGAAAGGTTCCCACTTAACAAGGCTAAAAGGACAATCAGCAGCCAGTTCTGTGAGGTCTGTCCAGTCTCTTGGGAGGTTTGCTCTTGATATTGTTCCATACTTGGTGAGCCTAGGTGTTATCTCTCTGATGAATACAGCCTTGGCAGGGAATGCACTGAGTAGTTCGTTGTCTAACTTAGTCAACCTTTCAGTTAACTCATCATGCAGTAAACGGGCCTGCTCATAGTCAAACTTAAAACCATCCTCATGCATTCCCTGACAAATCCATGCCATCTCATGTTCGACATCGATGGCTTGTTTGAACTCAGGTCTATCTAACTTCTTCATTAGATAGTTGTAAAGCTTATGAGTAAGCTCTACGTCTTGCTTACAGTAAGACAGCATCTCACTAGAGTAGCGCGAGAAGTCCGTAAAGGCACCTTTCGCAAACTTCAATCTGGAACCCCAGGACTCTAGTGAGTGGCCATCTTCCATATTAAACTTAAGAACTTTAGATAGTACAAGTGTATCTGCTTTTACTTGTGAACGAATGTCGTATCCAAGTACATCGCGGATAGTACCCCGATCCCAACCGATAAGATTGTGACCAATGTAGCCAGTAACAGAGCCTGAGAATTTGATAAAGTCTTGCTTGAGTGTCGGTCCGTCGAAGACATGTACTTCTCCTGTCTCAATATTCTTTGCTACTATGCACCAAATCCTCTGAGGATTCTTCAGTGCGTCGGCTTCTACGTCCAGAATAAAATACAATGAAAGGTAATTCCTCTGATTTAAATGTAACCTTAAATGATTTGCGTCGTGAAACACTGCGCTTCATCTCTTTAAGCTTAGTGTCAATCTCTTTCATCTTACCCATTACTGTAATCTCCAGAATGATTTATCTACACCCATGAACTCGCAAGCCCTGCTGAAGGGACGACTACCTGCGAAGTCATCTACTCCAAGATTGACATTCCGGTAAGCACGGCAAGGATGAGAGGTAACGATAGCAAGATGGCGATCAGGATTCCATAGAGCGGCTTCCATGTATTTGATTTCGGCTGACCACAGCATCCATACAAGGGACGACCTTTCGTAAGACAGTTCTGACATGATTTCATAGGTTAACAATTCCCATCCTGAGTTTGTGGTTTGGTTTAGTCTGCTTTCTTTAGGAGTGGTGAGGCTAGCGTTGAGTAGCAATACACCTTGCTCTGTCCAAGGCAGGAGACTGGGTATTCTAGGTTGTGAGTAGCCAAGGTCGTTGCAGTATTCAATGTGAATATTGCGTAGAGTGTCACTGTTACGATAGTCAAGGCCGTTGCAATCGAAAGCAAGGCCAGTCGCTTTACCATCTGCATAAGGTCGTGCTCCTATGATAATTACTTTAACGTCTTCAGGATCAACTAACTCTAAGGCTCTGAACCAGAGTGAAGTGTGAGGAGTTAAGTGGCGCGGATCACCTAACTTCTCACACAACTCTGGATACTTATACTTAAAGAACCTTAGGTGTTTCCAGTTCTTCGGTGGCTTCGGGTACTGGTACATTAAAATCCCGGGTCGTAGGGTTCAACTTCTCCGTCGTCAACACTAAGTTCAGATAAGGTAAACTTACTCGGATCAAATACGAGTGTTCCAGCTGGGCCAGAGAGTCCCGCATAGCGATTCCCTCGTACTGTGAGATGGGTTTTATTTCGCTCGTCAAAAGAAGCTGCTTCTATATCTCGATCAAGGCTGATGATAAGATCAGCAACCTTTGAAATGTTACGACTTCCTCGTGTCTTGCCATCATCATTTACATGACTGACCATCACAAGAGTAAAGTTAAGTTCTCTTGTCATCATAGCTAAACGAGTAGAAATAAAATCTAACTTCTTTCTTTCGTCATCATTTTCAAATCCTGTCACAAGCATTGTTATGTGATCAAGAAATATAAATTTACAATGACAGACAGAAACGAGATAGCGAATAACATCAAGGATGACATCCACGTCATCCGAACCAAAGTGGCTATAGTAGTGAACTCTTCCGTCTCGCTTTGTAACAGATTGATATGCCTTAAGCATGTCCTCAACTGAAAGACCGCTATCAGGTAGATGGGCAGGGACACCAAGCTCATAACCAATAAGCCCTTGGACACTGCGCTTCTCCTCTTCTTCAAGGTGAATGATCCCAATGTTGTAGTCCGTTGACTTCAACAGATGGTACTCAACAGCACGCATTACCTCAGTCTTACCTACCTTCTCTTGAGCAAGGAAGAGGATGACCTCACCTAGTCGTAGACCATAAGTCATTGACTGAAGTGTAGAGAAAGGATAGCTCGCAACAGCTTGGCCACCCTCTTCCTTTAAGATTGCCTCGATACCAGCGTAGTCATTGATGATACCCTTGGGCATATAAGGCTTAGAGTTCCACCAGATGCGCTTGAATTCCTCGGAGTTGCCGGTCGTGAGGTATTCGTTCGCATCCTTGTATCGGTCAAGCTTAACGTGTACTACTTTGTTAACATCAAAAAGAGAGGCAACTTCTTTAAGTGCTTTTTGTCCGGGCTCATCGCTATCGAAACAGAGGTAGATCCGTTCGAAGCTGTTAAGGTAGTCCCTTGCTCGTTCACAATCACGTCGAGCTGAGCTTGATCCGCGAACTGAAACGGCTGGATACCTAGACCCGAGCATTTGATAGACAGAGAGGGCGTCGAGTTCCCCTTCCGTAACAGTGACAGCCCTAGCCGAACCAGCAGAGAACCGGTCCATACCGAAAAGCGACGAATCATTCATAGCTCCTGTTGAATAGAATTGTTTGGTTTCAATGCGACGCTCCTTGGTCGCAGGCTCACCAGTAGAAGACACATAAGGGTAAGACACACTAAATGGTACACCATTCTTATCTACTTTGAATGAGCAACCATATGCCTTAAAGGTTTCCTTATCTACGCCTCTCCAGCTTAGATGTTGAATAGAAAAATTGTCTAAGATATCTGTCATTTCTTCCTTAAAATATGGGATGTACTTAGTACAGACAAAGCAGTATGAGTGGTCGTCATATTCAGCTAGACCATCTGAAGAGCCACATGCTTTACATGGCTGATGAGTCTTTAAAGCTTTATCATTCATTACTATCCTTTAGTATTCTTTCTTTTAACTCATAAGCTTACGCTTATTCGTTAACTGTTCTTATGTTATTCTTTAATATTATAATAACTATAACTATAGTAGTAAGGAACTCTTAACTGTTCTTCTCTTCTCTTACCTTAGTATACGCAGGTTTCAGAAGAAATGTCAAGAGAAAAGCGACACGTAGTACTAACTATTTTATAACCCACTGTTTTCATTGGTGTATTTTAAGGCTAAACAGCCTGTCTCATACGTACATTTGCAACGATAATGGTCACTAGGGCACACAGGACCCTCAAATAATTCAGGAATCCTATCTCTTAACTCAGCTATAGCCTTGTCTAATCTACCAACATCTTCTAACTCTATCTTCTTTATGGTGTCTTCTTCTACAATTTCTAGTAGGTCTTTCATTTAATTTCCTAGCTTGTCTACTCTAGTACTGTTAGCTTTTCATAGGCTAACATGGCTTCCTCAAGGGAAGAAAACCTCCCTTGAGTTCGCCACTTAGTTTTAACTGAACCGGAATGGTACTTCCTATCTTTCTTAAAGTACCGTTGTAGGAAGAAACCAAACTCGTTCTCTAGTATTCTAAACTCTTTATCTAAGCTGTACGTAAGCAAAAATTTTCTCCTTAGTACGGTGGCTACTTAACCCATATCGCCGTGTACGGTCATCCTCGTGGCTTTAAACACCTATCTGGCTAGCCAAGGAGGGCATTTAAATGCTTGGCATAACGCTTGACCAGGGTATCCGTTAGTTCAGGGGCGGTATTAACCTCAAGAATGTAGGCATTACCGTCCTTACCCAGTATAACATCTACCCCACCAAAGTCAAGACCTAATGCCTTGATTGCATCTCGTGCAATAGGACGGATACCAGTAGGAATGTAAGCTTCCTCAAGAAGGCTGAGGCCATAGCCACCCTTGGTTGTCTTCACATCAGGGGTAGAGCCAGGCTTGATAGGCACCTTCTTCTGCACAGCAAAGGCAGTATAAGTACCATCAGACTTCTTGCAAACTGATACTCGGAACTCATCCTTTGCAGGAATGAATTTCGAATAAAGCTTTGCTACAGGAATATCCTCCCCCTGCTGAACAACGATAAGACCATCTCCGTCCTTGCTCTCTACCTTAGTACGAGCAACTACCTTACCATTGAATGCCCAGCCCTGTGCTTCACTAGCAGACGTGGTGAAGGCAGGTACTCGTACATTAGCAGAGCTAAGGAGTAGGAAGGTAGCGTGCTTATTGACTGCAGAAAGCACAGCACTTGGCTTGTTAGCAATGCAGCACTTGTCCAAGTGAGGGATGCTAGGCTCACCACAACCCCAGTTAACAATAGGGATAGAAGGATCACCCTTTACTAAGGTGATGAACTCACCAAGAAGAACTGCATTGAGTTCATGTGCCAAACTCTTAGCAGACTTAGACGCAACTTTGTAGGGTAGAACGTACATTGTATTCTCCTTAGTCAATGGTTTCATCTGGAGGTGTATTAACGTAGTAGTGGTGGGAGGTAACGGTTTCTCCTACACTAAACTGAGCTAGTAGACCAGAAGCATACGGGGAAATCTTAGCCTTACGCTTTTGGAATGCCTTCTCTTGAGTAGTCTGCCACTCAGACCAGTTGACATAATAGGCAAGAGGGGCAAGCACACGCTTAGTTCGCTTACCACGATCAAGGTAGTCCTGATCAAGAGCAATGATTTTAGCTACGAACTCATAAGGAAGCATAGCATACAAGAAAGAATCCTTAGTAGCTTGGATGTAATGATCCATCAAAGCAGCAGGAGATTCAAACGTACTAGCTTTCTCTACGAGGTAGTGAAGGGAGGTAGACCACATGTGTAGTTCATCAGGATCATAGGTTGCGTGTAGTCCACGAAACTCTAACGATCCATAGTTAGCAACAGTTGCAAGATTAACAGCACCGTACTTGCAACCATTCTCAGACAAGGTAGAGAAGGGAGAAGTGTTGCTATCAATCTCTGCGTAGCACTTAAGAAGAATACCAGGGGCATCTTCTACTCGCATACAGAAGTGGTTGCCTTGACGATGAGGCTTACAGTACCGCATCAACGTACCCTCGACTAGCCAGTAGGCAAGGATAGCATTCCAAATCTGTACGGGTGTCTTAGTCTGCACGTTAACGTGGACGTGAATGCTTGCACGAGGATTATTGTGATCGACACCGGAGTTAGGTGCGTTCAACAGATCAGTCAAAGACTTGATCTTTGGCATTAGAGTAGGCCCTACCTTGAAAGGCTGACGAGCTACGTACTCCACACCATTCTTCAGTGAGTCGTCGTGGGTGTGTACCCAAGACTCAGGGATGTCAAGGATAGGTTCTTTACCAAGAAAGAACTCTACCTCAGCCTCGATACCGACATCCCCATTCTTCAGGGGTCGGCTATAATACTCATGCAGCTTGAGCATTGCACACCTTGCTAGTTAATCTTAATGTTGTAGGGTAAGAGTTCCTCTTCGATAACACTGAAGGTTTTCTTATTCAATGGAATGAATGCTTCATTGCTACCGATGTTAATAGCGACACTAACACCACGTACTTCAAGCTTGATAAGTCCTTGGTCAAGACGAACAAGACCATACTCTTTGTTAAAGGCACGACCCTTCATAGAAGAAGAACCTTTGATAGCTTCTAAGGATTCTTCGTATGAAGGATAGATACCTAGGAAAGCATTCGCTACTTCAGGAGTGTAGAAGTGACGAGCGCTAAAGTTATTAGTTGCGCTATGTGCAGTCACATTCAAAGGATGAATACCTAAGTGACTGTCACGAGTAGGGTCACGAACAAGAAAGTTTGAACTGTTGTTCCAGTTCACATACCCACCACAGATACCCTTGATCTTTAACGCTGGGTCAGTATACTTAACACGAGGCATCGTCTTAGGATCGTAAGCCGTATACTCATCTGCACGAAAGACAAACGGATACAAGACCACCTCATCTAAATCAAGAGGAGGTGTGTTTAGATACTGAGAAGAGTAGTCTCGACCACAGACAAAGTAAACCTTGTCCTTGTAGATTGCAGCAGTGCCATGCAACCTACGATATACATCGTCACGAGAGTACATAACAGGAATCATGATAACCTCACAAGAGAACGAAGTCTTTTAATCCCTTACCTTCATTAGGAGGCGAACAATACTTACCACCAATGTCATAGGGGATGTCTAAGTTAAGATCGTAGTTAACTTTACCAGAGGTAGGAGCAACACGAGCACCAACAGGAACACGTCCTGTGTCGTACTGTTTTACCTCCATAAAGGAATGGATGAACGGCAGATGCATTGGCTGAAGATTCTCAGTAAGCTTACTACCAATCATAACTGACTTTAGCATGATTTCCTTAACTTTCAAGAACATCCCCATACGAGACGTACGAGAGTGCAACCAGAAGTTAGAAGGTACTCGCCACTCTACACCGTAGGGCTTAGGACGAAATGCCCCGGCCTTACCATACATCATACGACGAATACGGTCAGGGTCAGCATCATCTAAGTGGTGAAGAAGAGCGCAGTCAAGCAGACGAATGATAGTACGGCAATCCCAGAGGTGACTAGGATCAGTCGTATCTGCACCGTCAGTCCACCCAATGTGAATGTGACCAGAGCAAGTACGCATAGTAGGAAGGAAGGGTACAGGGACAGGAGACTGATTGATACCACCACCCTTCCAAGCGTTGAAGTCAGGTGAGCAACCCAACTCCTTCACACTATCAGGCAGACCTTCGAAGTATGCTCGATCATAGACAACGATGGGATCAAACATAAACACGTAACGATCAGCAGGTAGATACTTACGCAATGCAGTCATGACCTTCTCGATGTTGTCTGCAAACTCATCGGCAGTTTTAGCAGGGTCAATGTTAAACTCTACCATCACACCATCAACCTGGATAGCACCACCATCTACCTTATGTGGCTGTGCCTTAGTGCCAGGGATCAGATCGTGAGCAGATACATAACTCTTAGTCTGCTTGTCGAAGAGAGCGAACTCAGGGTCACAACCAATCGTGATTGGAAGAAGCTTAGGCTTAATGTTTGGTAGCACTTTCACCTCCTCCTTCGCTGTCGGCGGTACCTTTAACATCAGGGAACTCAGCGTAGTTGCCTTCGTAGATTTCTTCACGGTTGAGGTACGAGGCCGCGACGGGGTCTTCGACGCATACTTCACAGAGCCAGGAATAATTGTTGAACCAGTAAGCTTTGGCATTTAACTTTCCTTTCTTCCTACACAAGGTACAGCCATTGTTCAGATGGTTGAGTGCTGTGTTTAGTTCGAGCTTCTTGTTTCGAAAGGCAAAGTATATACCCTTCGCAGTGTCTTCTACCTTAGGCTTCTCTATATAGAAGGGAGGACCTACAGCCTTGGGCTTAAGAACCTCAGCCTCTTCATCCTTTGTCTTAGGAGTATACGTACCATACATGCTGACAGCTGAGGGATACAACTTACGTTCCTTCTTATCTGATAAGTCCATTAAGTTGAACGTATGGAATGTATCAGTGTCGAAAGCCTTGATTGTATTCGTATAACCCATGCCTTCACGTGCTCGTAGTAAGTTAAGCATCTCATACTCAGATGCAAAGTACATTACTTGGTTGCTTTCAAAGTAGAATAAACTACGTTGAACATTACGAATGATGTTAAGTGTTTGTGCTGCTAAGTCTATGTAGACCAAGGCAAATGCACCGCCCTTTACATCCTCACGTAAGGCAGCATCAGCACCCTTCTCATTGATCAACCACAGAAGGTTCTCACTATCTGTGGTATCCTTACCAGCAAGATGATTGATCGTACCATTGTGCATACCATAAATCTTACCGCACTTGAATGGGTGTGCGTTCTTCTGGGTTATATCACCAACAGTAGCAAACCGACAGTGCATAGCCAGAAGCATAGTGTCTGGCCTATGTACAATCTTCCGTCCATCCTCACTGTTGAGGAAGGCAGAAGAATTACCTAGGCTTTTTGCCATGTAGACTGCACGAGTAGGTGTGTTCTTATCCTTCACTGCTTTAGCTACAGACATAACACCAGTACTATGCGGTCCCCTTAACTGAGAGATGATACCCAGTTGTTCGAACTTATTTACTTCATCAGAAAATAAGCCGACAGTTTTTGACAGGCTGATTGCGCCTGCTAATCCACACATCTGGCTCTCCCTAGTTAAACATGTGAGTGTAAAACAACTCCAAGAATAGATCAGTTGACGCCTTGTGATTGTACTCAGGGTGCCACTGTACTCCAAGGAAGTTCTGATGCTTGTAGTAGAATGCTTCTACATCAACCCACTGATTGTTCTCAACAGTGCGTACTTCCTCGTCATCTTCAAACTTAGTGGCTGACTTAGCTGTAACAAGAATGGAAGCATCCTCAGCAGGACGACACATCTGATGATGTAAAGTCATGATGCTGTGGAAAGTTTCCTTCCCTGTGTCTAGATCAACCTGCTTACACATGTGAATACCATGCTTGTGGTTGTCCACATCTTGCCATAGAGTACCACCACACATGACATTACCGAGCTGTGCTCCTCGACAGATACCAATCTTTGGCATGTCAAGAGGCAGAGACTTCCAAAGAGATACCTCTTCAAGGTCCCGGTTTAAGTCAACGTGTGTCTTACTCATACGCTTCTGACCATAGAGGAATGGATGTACGTCAGCACACCCACCACTGAAGACACAGATGTCAAAGGCTTGGTCCCTAGTCTTAGCAACCTTGAAGCCCTGCTCTGTGAAGAAGCGTTGCGTTGAGACACAGTCATTGGATACAAAGACAGTGTCCATGCTCTTAACTTTACTTGCCATTAGCTCTTCCACTCCTTCTTACTGTTGGTCAAGATAGTGATAGCCTCATGCTTACTGATAAGAGTGGGCATGTCCTTAACGAAGTCTTCCTTGTTAGATTCGAACAGCTTCTCGAACAAGCCATTGTAAGAAGGCTTACCTGCTAACAGCTTAGCGAACAGGTTCTTCTTTGCAGCGGCCTTTACACTATCGTAATCAGGACAGTATTTCCGTTCTGTAAAAGGTAAGGCCCAAGACTTACAGACCTGACTATATAAACCACCATGCGTAAGCAAGGTCTCTGTAAGGAACCCTGTTAAGTTAGGGTTAGATTCTTCTAGACGCTTGTAATCAATACCTTTTAGGTTGATGTCGAACATGTGGGTGTATGTCTCATTGATAAGAGACAATGCACCATTCACATGCACAGCGATGTACTCGCTGAGGTACATAGATTCAGCACGAGTGAATCCAGCCTGTCGCCACGACCAGTAGGAGCGCAGCTTGTTGCTCATCTCCTGTGGTACACGGCACTGAATAAACATAGGCACGATGACATTGACAAGGTTAGACATGTCACTTGTGCCTACTGCCACTGGCTTACCATCATCGTTGTACAACCAGTTGACATTCTTCAGGTACTTAGACCACGGACCAGCCGGGTCCTTAGTAAGGTACTCCCAATAGTCTAGGGCTGCGGGATATAGGTCAGGATACCGGCACCAAAGACTAGAGTAAAGAGCACCAGCACTACCAAGGTTTGCTGCACGTATAGAACCATGGCATCCGTTGTTAGGAAACCACTTCACTGCACCTTCATTAGTCAGGTATCCGAAGGACAATGCTCCGGCCTTAGCCCCGAAGTATTCAGGGTACTGTGTTGCGAACTTGAGGCGCAACTCCTCTAGATTATTCTGCATATGTGGGAACCCCAAAAGGGAGGTGAGTGCTCGGGACTTTGGGAGTCGGGAGCACTCACCTCAGTTGCACCAGGTAACGGAGAGTCAACCCTGGTGGATCACGACGACGGCTTCTTGACGAAGAACGGAAGAGAAGGAGGAGCAGCAACTGCATCCACAATCTTCTCATCATTCTCCTTAGGCTTGTCCTTCTTAAACATAGCCTTCAAGCGATCCCATTTGGAAGGTGGGGTAACTTCCATTTTCTTATTGGCACGAACGTGGATGTCCGTAAACTTGGGATCACCATCTTCATCCTCGTCAACGAGAGTGATGATGGCCGTCTCAACTGTGCGCTGAACTGGAAGTTCAACGACCGTGACTGAACGAACGATGGCAGTCTTACCTCGGCCGAGCTTTACCTCTGCACCGGGAACGATATCCTTTGCTGCGACTTTCATAATATCTAAACCTATTAGCCATGGGGTTGAACCTCAGGCTGCACACCAAACGCAGGACGTGAATGCTTAGCATAATATCCACGTAGGTTAGCAGCCCCTCGATACACTCCATCTGCATCTAACGAACGAGACACAGACCAGAGTATTCTGTAGCCTTGGCGTACTTGCGGAACCAATTCATTCCGACAGTGAACAAAGAAATCATAGTTAGCTTTGTTCTCAAGCGTCCAGGCACCGAATTTCTCAATCATTGTAGCTCTCCGTTAGATTTTTATAGGTTTGTTTTTATACTCAGGAGAGGAAGGGCTGGCATCCTTCCTCTCCCTTGTCAGGCATAGCGGCTCGTGTGTTGTTGCGTGTAAGCGCGGATCACTGAGTTGGCTCAGTCCGGTTGCACTACACTGTGTTTAACGACAGTAGTGCACGCATAGAGGATAAGCATGTAGCCCCTTACTCACCTGTTAATGGACAGGCGTTATCTATACTCGGGCTGTAAGCACCCCTGGCATTAGGGTGTGTCCCTTCGACACTTTAGATAGACAACTAGGGCATACCACAGGCATTAGTCCGTCCTCATCTTCTTGTCTCTAGCAGCATTGATCGCACCCGTGTGAGTTGAGCACTAGACCTGGGCTTAGTTGAGAGCTAAGCTTACGTCATGACTACTAGCATCGGCGGTAGTGTACCCAGTGTTTCAGGAATACATCTACATGTGGCCATACAAGAGGCGTGTTAACGAGTGTCAACGAGTGAGCGTAGCTCACACTTAAGTAAGCTGACGTTAGTCACTTCGCTAACGCTACGTTTGTTCCCTAACATACTCACTTCCACCCACGCATAGACCGTGCGCAATGGTTGCTTTCTTATAGGTTACGATAGTCTGAGACATACGATTACCTTTAGCTGCGGAGCTAGGATGTTTCACGTCCGTATCCTGGGGCTTGAGTAATAGCATATGCCTAGTCAATGCACATTGATCTGTGTCCAATAGCTAGGGGGCACATCCTCTCTACCTACACAGGTACAAGTACACTCCATGCTAGCCACCCTATCCAGTTAGGCAAGTGGTCTCGAACCTATAGCTAGCATCCACATCTTTGTTGATTGAAGCACACTCTTGCATACGAACGCAAGGCTAATGCTCTACCTCAACAGAGAATTAAAATAGAAAGAGGTGCGACTCAGCAGTCGCCTTTGTGTTCACCTACAATATAGACACGAGCGAAGTTGGCTTCAGCTTTGGACGCCTCTGCCTTCAAGGCATAGTCCATAGTAGGATATAGTACAAACAGCTGACTACCTCATCGCACCTCTGTTATCAGTGGAGGTACACCTCAGCGGGTGAGTGGGTCAATGCAAAAGGAACAGGAACCTGAGGTTCTTTACTCTTCTGCACTCCATTCACCATGTTGGCATACCCTTCACTGACCTTGAAAGACAGGGGTGTTCGGATAAGGAACGCTCCCGTCTTCAAATTCTTGATGACGATCTGACTAGCAGGGTCGCATCCCAATTGGGATAGAGGCAGACCAGTGCTCTTCTTGATCAGTCGCTCGGCAGTTGTCGGTTGAACACGAGTGTTCCCCTTCTTCAACTCCGCCTTGATCTTGTGGAAGCGAGCCGTCGAGGTACGCAGTCCCGTAATCTCCGCTTTTAACGCAGCCAATGAGGGGTACACTCGTACGTATCCGTGAGGGAAGGTCACCTCGAAGTGGCCCGTCTCCTGGCGGAATGATTTCGCCTTCAAGTACGGGCCCGATGGGAAAGGGAGGGGATCAACCTTCGTCACGTTGGCATACGGATGCGTCGTTGGCGTAGAGTAGAAGTGAACGAACGATGTGACCATGCCGAACAGCATGTACTCGTAGCGATCACGCTTGGGATTCCATCCTTCGCTGAGGATGCCGAGCTTGCGCATGGCCTGGGGTATAGTCCATGTGCGGAGGTGATGGAGCTTGTCCATCGTACTAAGTAGATTCATTTCGTCTCTCCATTCTTTCTCTTGTTGTCACCCACAATGCACTACATTCAGCATACCTAATGGTACCTGAAGGCTAGCGATAAAGGCAGGGGGTAACGTGACTGCCTTATTCTTGGGCCGAGCCTCACGAGACTTAGCCTTGAGTTCGATTGTTTGTTTCATCTCAAGGGGTATGAACCCCATGCGATCGAGCTTCTTCTGGAGTGCACGCTCCAGTTGGTATGACATGGCCGTCTCTTCAGCACGTGTGTTGTAAGACACAGCCTTAGAATACATGTCAACGAAGAACACAGGCTTATGTGCCTTGCGCTTCTGAAACTTCTTCACGTTATCCACTCCACGTTTGATTAAGAAATCCAAACAGGTTTGTCACGGTTCTTCCACTTGTGCATGGGCCTACCGTTCTTGTTAGTACGCTTGGCTACGTTGTAGTAGTTACGATATGATGCGATCACATCGTCACCAATCTTGTAGTCATCAGGCATCGCCATCGGAGGATCATGCCATGCAATACGCGGAAGGTCTTGAGGTACATTGAGTAGCTGCTTGTGAATACCCTTGCGTATGATGTAATGATCCTTCCGATGGCGATAGGTATACTCATGTGCATAACACAGCATGAGTGTATAAAGGAACTCATAGTGCAGTTGGTTACGACGTACCCACTGTGTACACGGGTGAGAGTACACAGATAGAGGGAAGGGATAACCGAAGTGTTCTGCACGTATGGGTGAGTGAGCAGCAGTTAACATCTGCGCTGATTCGAATGTCATCTTGTTGACGTGTGCATCGATAGCCCACGTTGCTATGTTAGTGGGGTTAGTGTCGAGGTAAAAGATATTCATGCTGCTTATACCTCGATGTTGTATGCTATCCTCAAGCGTTCAACGATAGCAATCACTGGCTCTATGCCAAGATTAACTGCTTGCTCCCAATCATATTCATTGAGAGGATTAGATTGGTACTCATCTAAGAAAGATGATACTAAAGTTTTCATCTCGTCGTCAGTCACGATGACTGAGAGCATAGGTGCTACTGCTCCTTGCATCCTACTCCTCCTTCTTGTCACTGACAAAGACCTTGATCGTGCGTCCGTTGTCCTGAACATCCACTTGAATAGAGAATGGAATGTCCGTGTATAAGATATGGACACGACCCTGTTGTCCTTGTTCGACAGCAGCCTTACGATGATCAATCACTTCGAAGCGAGTGAAGTTACCTTTCACATTGTCCATCTCACACCTCAATAGTTGTTACGGTATGCGTAGATCACAACACACAACCATACTGTGAACAGGATAGTTAAGCCCTTCACACCTATGATATTAAAAAGAACTACGAGTAAACCTACAACTCCCATCCCAACTAGAAAGATAAGAAACAAAGCTACAGTAGCAAACACTACTGCACTCAACACCTTAAAGAACAAGTCTTCCATGCTACACTCCTATGAGGTAAGGGTAGGCTCGTAGTCCGAGGTCGAACCCGAGAAGGAAGACACCGATGAAGCCAATGGTGAGTCCAACTACTGCTAGTTTAGTTGCAGACATGTCAACACCTATAGGTTAGAGGTAGCTGATAAATAAGCAGCGTGTGCTTCACGCTCTGTATCAAACGTACCTATATAATTAAACTTACCATTCAACCTGTAACCTGCTTGGAATCTCTTACCTTTCTTTCGGTAACCTTTGATCCCACTACGATTACGCATGTTGATTGACTGCTTAACATCACGTAAGTTTTCGATACGATTATCTAGTGGATCGCGATTGATGTGGTCGATCTGATACTTAGGCCACGACTTATAATGCATGTACCATATGATACGATGCACCATCCAAGTCTTACCTTTATATCTATACACATGATAACCGTGATTGTTTATTCCCTTGCCGACACGTCTACCATTACGGTAGATCATGCCATCTTTATACTCTAGCTCCTTGAACTTCAAACACTAACTCCTCTTTGTCCCACGGCGGCAAATTTAGTCGCTGACATTCACGTTCCTCCTTCTTGCATCCTTCAATGAATGCGTTCTCGAACTCAGAGTCCTTCACAATCAGGTTGCGAAGGATAGTGTCACGTAGCACACGACGAAGACCGATCTCGTCGATGCAAAAGATATGATTGCTCTTAGACATTACGATCTCCGTTTTCCTGCGCAAGAACGGCTACAATAAGGTCCACTCTTGCCCTGTTTTATATTATTGTTCACATAATTAGTAGGCTTAGTTGCTTCCGTATTACAGACGGGACAAACAAAAGTTGTATGCTTTCTTTTTCTGGATGGGTTATCTAAGAAGTTCTTTCTAGCATTGTCTGCTCTGCTTAGTACTTGCAGGTTGTCTTCATTATCATTTGTATGGTTGCCGTCTTTATGATCACAAGTTTCATTATCATTTAGTGACCTGCCTATTTTCTTTTCAAGCAGAAACTTAGGATAAGAAACCGTACGTCTTTCATCACCATCAATAATAACAACATGCTTTCTTCCATCCTTACGGTAGTAAGGACCGTATACTTTCATATCTAACTCCTTAATATGGTGGGATGAGCGAGACTCGAACTCGCAAGCTTCTGATTTTAAGTCAGAAAGGTTTACCAATTTCCTTCATCATCCCTTGTGTCTACCAATTCCACCATATGGGCAGTTAGCCTGAGGCTTGACGTACCTCAGATGAGACAAGCCCTCCTTGTCAACGCTTAATGTCTTAGACTACAAGCCTGAGCAAGCGAGTCACAGACACTAAAGGTATAGGCTAGGCAATCGAGGCCAGTGTCGCTTAGCCTTCCATGCCTAGCCCTTCTATGTAACGTATGGATTGGGGGTCACACGTTACGTAGGTTCTTGAATATAAACTAGGCTTAACGCACCTAGTGTGAGAGGAGACACCTCAGCGCAGTGGTTTCTTACACCACTGGTCCAGCTTCTTCGTGTCAGTGCCAGCCTGACAGATCAGCTTAGTTCAGCAACACGGCAGGTGCGCCGATGTCCTTTGCCTTGTTCTTGAGCAAGCCTTCGAGAACGTCGATGTCATCCTTCGAGATGACAATTTTCTTGCGAAGGTTTTCGTTCAACTCGATAGTGTCACCCTTGACTTCGACTTCGCCTTCGTCGAGAGCTTTCTCAAACTTCTTAGCCTGCTTCAACAGGCCAGCAAGCTTAGCACGCAAGTCGAACCCATCGAAGGGCTTGTCAGCAGCGATCATCTTGAAGTACGGCACGCTGTTGATCAGCTTGTCGATAGCTTCGTGTTCGCCACCTTCCATCATTTTCTTGGCCTTCGCAGCCGAGAACTTGACTTCGCCGTTCTTGATGGTGACAGGTGCGTAGGCTTCGATCCACTTGGCAACAGCATTCTTGTGTGTCAAGGTAGCCGTACCCTCAGCCAACCGAATGAGCGGTGTAATCTGGCCGGTCATCTCGCCCTTCTTGTTCAAAGAAAGGGGCAAGAAAGCAGCCGAGATCAGCAGTTGCTGAGTCTTAGCCTGCCACGTGGTGCCGGCGGCAATGTGATCTTCGATCTGCTTGGTCAGCAGCTTCACGTCACGGATAAGCTCAGGCAATACAGCCTTAACCTTTTTGGTGGATGATTTCTTGACAGTCATTTTCAATTCTCCGTTAGCTATAGCATGGCAACTTAAGTGTTACCATGCCAAGGCTAACTAAAGAATTGAACGATTAAACCCGGAAGGGGATCAGAGGGTGAACAAGCCAAGGTGTTAACGGATGACAGTCAAGGATTGACAGCCAAGGATAACGGGCAATGCTCCCCCCTCAGGGTCATGCAAGCATGACGCAAGGATAGGGCATCCCCTTTCCAGTGCGCAACCCCCCGGCCCTATCGCCTACACGGTCCCCCATCGTCGCACGATATGGGAAGCGTTTGGATGCGCGGTCTGACCTGCAAAAAACAGGCGGTGGTATTCCGTTGCCCAGACACAGGCGATTGACTAGCTCGCTGCTATTGCCCTACCAAGGGGCTATGACGAGAACCGCTAGGGTTCAGCCGGTCAAGGCTAGGTGCGCTAAGCACCCTCAACCACCACCTAACTACGATTTGCCCTATAGGTGTTAGTTACAAATTAGTAATGTTTAAGTATAGACAACACAAAGGACAAAAGAAAAGGGGAGAAGCCGTAGCCCCTCCCCTCTTAGTTAGTCACTCCGCAAGAGCTACGTTCAGTGCATTGGTGACCAGTCAATGTGCGCATTAGCCTTGGTATGCTTCCGAAGCGGTCCCTTAGCAGGCTTGAGCAGGGATGCTTTCAGGGTAGTGACTTCCTGTAGGTCAGCAACCTTGCCCGGTCTATTCTTACGGCGCTTGTAGTCCTGCTTATGCTCAGGCCGGTGAGGTTGCCAACCATTGCGGGCTGCTGGCGATCCACTCTTAACGCTACCTTGCCAGTCACGATCCTTTGCAGACTGGAAGTCTTTAGCCTTGTGAAGCTTGGACCTCTTGCGGATCACCTGCACCCTGGTAATGCCAGACGGAAGGATGACCGGATTGCCTGGGCCAATGGTTCCGTTAATGTCATCCCGTGTCCGCCTAGCAAGGCTAGACTTGGAAGGGTAGTAGTTACGTTTCATAAGCCTCTCCATTTGTAGGTGTTATTTCAAAGAGCAAACCCACCCAATGCGGGAAGGCTGAAGCAATGTAGCTGATTTTGTCTAGTGCTGCAATGGTTGCTTCGATCGCACTAGGGTATGTCTCACTGGATAGCCAGCTATGGTCCCCTCTGGAGTATGTAATGCGGTATAGCGTGGGCATGGTAGATGCTCTCTCTATTCGTTTCCAATAGGTACACAATGACAGGCATAGGTTAAGGTTGGGTTACTGCTAGGATATGGTGAACAATGTTCAATAGAATCAATATGGTAATATGGTACCGTACTGCATTGTTGAGTTTTTCACATTATTTTTTCTAACCCCTTGACTTTCCTCAACTAATGTGCCCCCATGATTCTGACGTATACCTATGATCCCCAGGCTGAATATCCGTGTACGGGGGGTCGTGTCGTGTGTGTGTAGAGGAATTACCCCTTAAAAATATCTAAGGAAATTCCAACAAAATCAAAGGGCATATAAAATAGTTTAGAAAACATGTACGATTTTACTTGACAAATGATCTGAAACCTGCGTATAATATACTATAGAGAGAGACGATAGAACTGATTCGCTCTGTACCTTAAGAACATTAAAGAACATATATAGATATTAGGGGTAGATTACTTAGATTACTTCCTAATCATTCTTAGATGTTCTCTATAGTAAAGAATAGTATATAATATATTATTAAGGTTCTTAACATTCTTAAAGCTTAGAAACCTTTACTAATGTTAAGATTAAATTGTCGAAGGACAAACCTTAAAGGATGTCAACTCAGGTAACTCACCCCTAATGTCAATTGAACGTAACGAAGTGAAGTGGTAACTCAGAATGAGCTTAGATCAAACTCATAAGAACAAGACTCGTAGCTTATTCTCAGAACTATGCTACGATGCTACAGACAAAAAGAAAGCATTGTATACCTTAAACGTTGAGGATAAGGAATACGATGGTTCTATTTATCCGTCTATTGTTCGTCTTTACATTGAAGAATCTGATCCTACTGAGTATCGCTTTGCTGATAAATACTTCTGTAACTGGGAGCACTGGAAGAAAGTCACAATGATGAATGACTTCCAAGAAACCCTAAACCTAATGAGGAATACCCTCAGACAGAAGCTACGTGCAGAAGCTCTCTGGAAGATTCAGCAGATCGCTGAGAATCCTACAGATAAGAACTACTACGCAGCCCTACGATTCTTAGAGACGTCTCCTTGGGAAAAGGAACACAACCAGGAATCAAAGCCTAAGAAGAAAGTTGGAAGACCATCCACTTCCTCAGGCCTACCCGAAGATGTTCCTGACGTTCGGGACGATTTAAGAAAGTTAATTAAGTTCTATGACCAAACAGAACAAACAGATAAATCTAATTAGACAAAGAATGCTCGAAGACCTGAGCTTCTTTATCCACGTAATCCATCCTCATCGTACCCTAGGCCAATGCCATAGTGATCTCATTAGTTGGTGGACTAGGCCAGAAGGCAAGAGCCATCAGTTAGCACTACTTCCACGAGACCATCAGAAGTCTACGCTAATTGGTTATCGAGTAGCCTGGGAACTAACACGTAACCCTGCTCTTCGTATTCTCTATATCTCCTCTACGTCTAACCTCGCAGAGAAGCAGCTTAAGTTTATTAAAGATATTCTCACCAGTCCTAAGTACACAATGTACTTCCCTGACATGGTGAACAAAGAAGAAGCTAAACGAGAGAAGTGGCGTGAGACAGAAATCTCTGTAGACCATCCCATTCGTAAAGCAGAAAGCATTCGTGACCCTAGTATCTTCACTGCTGGTCTTACTACTAACATCGTTGGAATGCACTGTGACATCGCTGTACTTGACGACGTCGTCGTTGATAGTTCGGCATATGATGAATCAGGTAGAAGTAAACTACGAGACCAAGTATCCTACCTCGCCTCTATCGCAGGTACTGATTCTAGAACGTGGGTAGTAGGTACTCGCTACCATCCTATCGATCTCTACAACGACATGCTCAATCAAGTCGTAGAAATGTACGATGAAGTTGGTAACCGTATCTCAGCAGAACATCTCTACGAGATATACGAACGTCAGGTAGAAGACAAGGGAGATGGTACAGGCACATACCTCTGGCCTCGTGAACAACGAGCAGACGGTAAGTGGTTTGGTTTCAACCAACAAATTCTAGCTCGCAAGAGAGCACAGTACACAGACCCTAGTAAGTTCAGAGCACAGTACTACAACGATCCTAACGATCTATCTGAGTCTACTATTAATCGTGAAATGTTTCAGTACTACGACCGTAAGCATCTTAGAAAGAACGCAGGTCGCTGGTACTACAAAGATGAAAAGTTAAACGTAGTTGCGTCTATTGACTTCGCATTCTCTACATCCAAAGATGCTGACTCTACCGCCATAGTAGTTATTGGTATTGACAGAAAGAATAACATCTACGTCTTAGATATAGAAAGGTTCAAGACTAAGAAGATCAGTGACTACTATGACGCTATCTTAAAGTTCTTTACTCGCTGGGATTTCAGAAAGCTACGAGCAGAAGTAACTGTCGCACAGGCAGTCATTGTTGAAGACCTAAAGGTTAACTACATTCGTCCTAATGGTCTGGCTCTAGTCATTGACGATCACAGACCTACTAAGAAAAAAGAAGATCGTATAGAAGCTGCCTTGCAGCCTAAGTATGCTAACAAACAAATCTTCCACTACGAAGATGGATTAACATCAATGCTAGAGGAGGAACTTGTACTGCGTCGTCCTTCTCACGATGACATCAAAGATGCTCTTGCATCAGCTGTCGAGATCGCAGTAGCACCGAGTTTCATGGGTATGGGTAAGTCTTCCAACCCTAACTATAACTCTGACAAAGTATTCTATCATCCTCGTTTCGGAGGTTTAGGTTAAGGTAAATGGCAAAGCTTACACTTACAGATTTAAACAATCTCAATAACCCAACGGCTGTCGTTAACACAATTAACGGCAACCATGAGTCTATTGAAGTTGCATTTGAGAATACTCTATCAAGAGACGGCACAGCTCCTAATGCTATGGAAGCTGATCTTGATATGAACTCTAATCG